GTCTGATTTGATGGTTTAATCTCTACTAGAATTGTCTGACCAGATTTAAATGTAATCTTGAGGTCCATGAAGTACCTATGATACTTCTTATCTACTTCGTATAAGTACGGTATGACGGTCTCTTCACTAGACCATGACTTTACATCTGCATTCTCATCACACCATTTAAAACAATACTTTTCCCACATCGATCTAAATACAATGTTAGTAAAGTCGCCTTTATACTTTTTAGGATTTTTAGGTTTGAATTTTCCAGAGTATGCCATAAAAATTGTTATAAATAGTGTAAATGTTTATTTATAGGTAAGATAATGCAGAAAAGAAGGATCACAGAGGGAGCAGACTACTGGTATGAATTCCCTCCAAACGTTACCCTAGGAATGCTTAATGATACTAACTATAGAGCTTCATTACATTTTAGACCAATGAAAGTAAATGGTGCTACAGTAAGTAGTTTTCTAGGTGATACAGATTTAACTGAAATATTAAGTAATGTAGGTGATAAAATAACAGACTATGCTAAAGACTTTGTCGGCTTGAAGAAAGATACCGATGAGTTAACTCCTGATTTATCACCAGATGGACCAAATGCCGGTAGCACAAGTCCTGTTCGTGGCTTAGAACCTATTATAAGAAATGGTAAGAATACAGACTTTTTTGGTGATTTAGAAGGTAGGCACGTATCACTATATCTTCCTATGAACGTTCAACAAATGGAAAATGTATCTGTCGGACCAGAAAATCTAGGTCCTGTAGGTGGCGCAGTATCTGCAGCAATTGCCGGTGGATCTGGCAGTTTAGCAAGTATCGCTTCTTCTGCAGTCGCTGGTGGTTTAAGCGGTATAGGTGATATGATGACTGGTAACGTAAGTGGTGAGTTTGGATCATTACTTGCTAATCGATTAGTCAGTAAACTCAATACATCGGCCGGACTTGGTGTAACTAATGCTACACGTATTCAAGTAAGTCCTAATACAAGATCTATATTTAAACAGGTCAATATCAGAGAATGGTCTTTTACATTTCAAATGATTCCTACGAGTGAAGAAGAATCTATAGTAATAGAAAACATAATAGATTTCTTTAGAATGGAACAATTACCGGTAGAATTAGGAGCAGGTGGAGTTTCTATGGCTTATAGATTTCCTAACCTAATGACTATTGAAGCAAACTATACTTCTGAAGACGGAGATATCATACCTATAATAACAAGATTTTTACCAGCGTATTTACAAGCTGTTGATGTAACATATAATACAACTGCAATGTCATTTTATGAAAATGGTAAGTATCATGATGCTACCATGTCTTTAAAGTTTATTGAATATAGGCCACTCAATAAACATGACATATTGTTAGAAAGAGAATATTTAAATAAAACATCTGCACTAGCACCTGATGATATAATGAAGGATCTTGAATAATGCCACATTTTAAAAACTATCCAAAAGTATTATATCGATTCGGTAATGAATTAGATCCTGTTGTTACACAGAATCTTGGAACATACGTAGATATAATAGACCAAGTAAAAGATGATATTACAATATATTCAGATTATACAATATTAGATGGCGATAGGCCAGACATTCTTTCTTATCGTATGTACGGCGATATAAGATACTACTGGTTATTCTATTACGTTAATGATAAAATTAAAGAAGAAGGATGGCCTTTGACTGCTCAAGAAGTATTTGAGCAGATGGGCAAGTATTATCCACATCAATATATTCGAACATATGCAAATTGGTTTAAGAGTGATTTTAAAGTCGGTATTCGAGCAACTGGAAAAACAAGTGGAGCATTTGGAAATATAATACTCACACAACCTGATTTAGGACAAATAATTGTAGATGTAGAAAATGAAAGAGAGTTTGTAAAATCAGAAATTGTAGAAGCTGGTTTTGGTTTCTTTAATCCTGATACTATACAAATACAAAGAACAGGACGACAGTATGATGCTATTCATCATTATGAAGATGCAACTGGTCGGTATGTAGATATAGATCCACTTAATGAACCAAGTGGCGTCACACCAGTAACTTTCTCTGAACGATTTATAGCAGAGAATGAGAAGCGTAAAAGAATTAAAATAATTAAACCTGATGTTATAGGACAAATATATTCAGAATTTAACAAAGCATTGAGATAATATGTCACAAGTTTCCGCAGAAAGTGAATACCAATTTCAGAATGTTATATTAAGTATACCTGAAAAGGATATTGAACTTGATATAAGTCAGACTATAATGGAATTAACATTATACGAATCAGTAAATATTCCGTATATTACAGGCAATATGGTTTGTGTAGATACACAATTTGCATTTGAAGAATTAAGACTGAATGGTACTGAACGCCTAAAGCTTTCTATAGTTGCATCAGAATACGATTATACATTTGAGAAGAATTTTATTATTACACGTACAATCGGAAAAACTAAAATGGATGAATCTGGTTATGCATACAATTTTTATATCGCAGAAGAAATATTCTTCTTAGATGTTCTAAAGAAAGTATCCAATGCTTATCAAGGTACACCAAGTCAAATTATTCAAAGCGTATTATCATCAGAGTTTGATAAAGAACTAGATTTAATTGGCAAACCTTCTGCACAGTCTGCATTCACTTACATATCTCCGTTTATATCTCCGTTAGCTGTAATAGAAACTATTCGTAAGAGAACATCAGATAGAAATGGATACCCATTCTTTGTATATGCTACACTTAAAGAAGATAGCATTAGGATGAAATGTCTATCTGATATGATAGAAACTGATCCTATTAATAGAATACCTTTTACATTTAGTAATGCACAAAACTATAATCCGGATAGAAAAAAGCAGCTTACTAATATAGAGTTTATGCAAGATATGGGAACTAATGATACAGTTGAAATGTTAATGAAAGGTGCAGTACAAAATCAATATAATGTATTGAACATTAGTACTAATAGGCGTAATAAAAATAATAGATTTAATATTACAGAAGTAGTAGACGCAGAAGATGATTCTATATACAATAAAGACTTAAAAATAAGAGAAAAAACTTTAGATCAATATAATCCAAATGTTATATACAGGATAGCTAATCACACTACAATTGATGAGTTAGGCTATCATGATGAACGAGATTTAGAAATGCATATGAATAAAATGAAATCTAGTTCATTACATAAAGCACTTGATAAAAAGAAAATAAACATAGTATTACCAGGCGTATTAAATTTTCATGAAGACACAGTATTTGTCGGCGAACAAATAATGATTAACTTACCACGTGGAGGTAATGATTTAGATAAAGTTACGAGTGGTCCATTTGTTGTATTAGAAGTAAAGCATAAGTTTTCTGAAAATAAATACAGCCAAGCAATGACATGTAGTAAATTAACTAATAGTACAGATAAAACATTAGCTGTCGGACCTACAGGATATACTAATATATGAGAGAGTTTTACGGAGATACGCTACGGTGGTTTATTGGTATTGTAGAAAGCAATGCTGATCCATTGCACGTAGGTAGATGTAGAGTCAGAATATATGGTGTGCATAACGATGATGTTGATGCAGTACCTGAGTCTGCGTTGCCATGGGCATCATGTCTTATACCAACAACAGAAGATGGCGTGAGTGGATTAGGCCGAAGTCCTAATTTAAAACCAGGTGCTATGGTATTTGGATTCTTTATGGACGGCCAACTATCTCAATTACCCGTAATAATGGGATCTATACCACGTATAGAAGTAAGACCAGATGAAATCTATCCTCCGGATGATGCTTTCGATGCACCTGCTCTTGGCGCATCTGAGATACCGAATAAAAGAGATTCAAGAGATATACCACCTGGCGGAGTAGATGGGATAACGCAGACATTTATTGGAAACAGTAATACAGAAAAAGCATTTAATTTTCTTGTAGGTAATGGATACTCAAAGATACAAGCCGCAGCAATATGCGGTAACTTTATTGTAGAATCAGGTATGGATCCAGGCATAACATCACAGGTACCAGGAGAAGCATCATTTGGTATTGCTCAATGGAACCCAGCAGCTGGTAGGTTGCAAAGACTACAAGCATATGCTGATGACAGAGAACTTGATTATCGTACACTAGAAACACAATTACAATTCTTTCATTATGAGTTTACCACAGAAGGTAATTATTATGGGTATAATACATTTAAAGCCATGACTAATGTGGATAAAGCGACCACACATATATGCAATAAGTACGAAAAGCCAGGTACTCCACATCTGGATAGACGTATTGCAGCCGCTAAAAGAGTATTGGAGACTTACGGATGAGCGTAGATATTCGAGACATAAACCTCACGCTTTTAACTGCATTCAAGAACTCTAATTTTCTTATAGTA